AAAATACTTATCTTGATAAAATCATACCACAACTCGATAGAGATTCTAGGTTACGGACAGGCTTTAACTTACATGGTACTACTTCTGGCCGCTTATCATCTAGTGGTAAATTAAATATGCAGCAGTTGCCTAGAGACAATCCCACTGTAAAGGGCTGTATCAAAGCAGCTCCTGGACATAAAATTGTTGCTATGGACTTGACAACTGCTGAAGTGTATGTTGCTGCAATTCTTGCAAAAGATGAGGCACTTATGGACGTATTTCGTAGTGGTGGAAACTTTCATAGTACAATTGCTCACAAAGTATTTAATCTTCCTTGTGAAGTAGAAGAAGTAGCTGAGCTATATCCTGATCGTCGACAGGCTGCAAAAGCAGTAACCTTTGGCATTATGTACGGTGCCGGACCTGCAAAGATCAGTGAACAAGTAACAAAAGACAGCGGCAAATTCTTTTCCAAGCAAGAAGCTGCAGAAACAATCAATGATTATTTCAAAACCTTTCATAAACTAAGAAAGTGGATTGATGATAATCAAAAGTTTATCGAACATAATGGGTTTATTTACAGCTTTTATGGTCGTAAAAGGAGGTTACCTAATGTTGCGAGTTCCGATGCGGGCATCAGAAGTCATAGCATTCGTTCAGGTCTTAATTTTTTGGTACAGTCCGCTGCTTCTGATATTAACTTATTGGGTGCTATAGACATGGGTGCCTATATTAAGGCAAATAAAATGAAGTCTAGAATCTTTGCACTTGTGCACGATTCTATTCTCGCAGAGGTTCCTGAAGAGGAGATTGACCATTATTGCGAAAAGCTACTCCACTTTGTTCAAATGGACAGAGGACTTACTATACCGGGTGCACCCGTTGGGTGTGACTTTGAAATTGACGAAGACTACTCCATGGGCAAGTTCGCTAAAATGTATGGCACTGACGTATAGTAAATTAAATAAAATTAAGTTTCCAATCTATGAAATGCCGTCTGATAATTGGAGTAAAGCCGATGGTTTGCTCTTTTTAGACGGCAAAATTGTAGACGATAAGAATCAGAGTGGGGACACACTCGGTCTTCGCAGACTACAGACTCCACACCGTAATCTGTTTGAGCTAAAAAAACAATATGATAACTTTAGTGGGCTGATAAAGAACACTGATAAGTGTTTTATTGATACTAACGGCACACCATTCAAGTATGAAAAAACTCAATGGTGTAGTCTGAAATATCATCGTATCAAAAATGTAAGCAGAAAAGACGATTTTAGTCTGCTTTACTTGGATGGGGTCAAATTTCCCTTTGTGGTGCCACGACCTCCAGCCGAAGAAATACGGTATGCTGGCATTTTGTATTATGGTGTGCATCCGTGGACATTATACGAGTACTCTGAAACAGCCTTGAAGGACACTCGCAGAAAAGTATAAGGAATTATGGGAAAACGTAGTAAAACCCTCGCAGGTGCCAATCTGGATCTGCAACAAATTGAACCCTTAACACATAACCAGCTCAAAGCATTTGAGAGCGAGAAAAACCTCGTACTGCACGGAGTTGCAGGTACAGGTAAAACCTTCATATCATGCTATTTAGCATTTGATGATATGATAAAACAAGAGTACCAAAAATTAGTAATTATTCGCAGTGCCGTCTCTACACGAGATATTGGCTTTCTGCCGGGGAACGAGAAAGAAAAAGCACACGTCTATGAAGAGCCATACAAAGATATCTGTATTGAGCTATTTCAGCGAGGCGATGCTTACGAAATACTTAAAACCAAAGGATTAGTACATTTTATGACCACATCCTTTATACGAGGTGTAACATTAAGAAATGCTACAATACTCATAGATGAGTGTCAAAATATGAGTTTTCATGAGCTTGACAGCATCATTACACGAGTAGGCCACGGGTGTAGAGTAGTCTTCTGTGGGGACTTCCGACAGTCTGATTTACGAACTAACGGACTAAAGGATTTTATTCGAGTACTGAAAGCAATGGATAATTTTGATCTCGTAGATTTTGAGATTCAAGACATTGTTCGCAGTGATTTTGTTAAATCTTACATAACCGCAAAAACGGAACTAGGTTTATGAGAAAGAAAAGAGATTATGCCCCTGAAGTAGTAGATAGGCTCAGGGGCACACAACGTATTGAGCATAGTATTGCTAAAGATATGGCTACAAAGATGCGTATGCTTCTCGCTACGAATCCATATATCCATACATTTGGAGCCTATAATGGTCAACAAGCGGTACAACATGTTAAAGCAGGTCTCAAAGCAATTTATTGTAGTGGATGGCAGGTTGCAGCAGCGGCTAACTCAAGCAATGAAGTATATCCTGATCAATCTCTCTATCCCGTTGACAGTGTTCCTACTGTTGTACGGAATATCAATAATGCTTTTCGACGGCAAGATCAAATCCAGTACGCTGACACGGGAGAAGGGTTTTCCTTCGCACCTATTATAGCAGATGCAGAAGCTGGATTTGGAGGAGTTTTAAATAGTTATGAATTGGCTAGAAACCTTATTGAAGCGGGCGCCGCGGGAGTCCACTTTGAAGACCAACTCGCTTCCGCGAAAAAATGTGGGCATCTCGGTGGTAAAGTGCTTATTCCTCTTAGTGATGCTATTCGCAACCTTAACGCTGCTCGCCTTGCCGCTGATGTTGCTGGAACAGAAACACTCGTTATTGCGAGAACAGACGCAGAGTCTGCACGGCTTCTCTCCAGCGACCATTGCGCCGCCGATTATAGGTGGATGAAGGGCGACAGAACTCCGGATGGGTTCTGGGAAATCGAAGGCGGTTTAGCAATGGGCTGTGAACGAGGAGAAGCATATGCAGAATATGCAGACCTCGTATGGTGTGAGACAAGCAAGCCCTGTCTAAAAGAAGCACAACAGTTCGCAGACGCTGTACGGGGTTCTTGCCCCGATGCAATGCTTGCATACAACTGTTCTCCTTCGTTTAATTGGCTCAGATCAATACCTGGAGAGCAAGAATTAAAAGATTTCCAATGGGAATTAGGAAAAATGGGATTTAAATTCCAATTTATTACACTTGGGGGATTTCACAGCACCAACTACGCCGTATTTGATTTTGCGAGAGCATATCGATACGAAGGCATGTTGGCTTACAGTCGTTTACAGCAAAGAGAAATCGGAGCAGAATACGATGGATACACAAGCTCAAGACACCAACAAGAAGTCGGTGTTGGTTATTTTGATGAAATTACTAAAGCGCTTGGTTCCTCAACGGAAGCTCTCAAAGAGTCCACAGAGGCCGAGCAATTCTAATATTTGTATATGGGATTTAGAAAATGAAGGCTAAATTTTGGGTGTATTTTACACCATTATTATTAATTGGTTGCGCGTCTAGTGAGCCTTTGAGTTTGGCTCAAGAATCAGAGTGCTTAGCTTGGGTGGAACTACCAAGAACCAAAGTAGAGTGTACTGGAGGAAGAGGAGTATCACAAACTGTCTGTGTAGAAATAGACTACATAGAAAATTATTGTGCTACTTGGTGGACTCCTAAAGTAGCTCTAGTCGGAAATGTGAATGAGTGATTATTTTGCAAAATCAATGACAAAATTCTTTCGTTTTACAGCGGATACGTTTTTTCGTCAGCGATATGGGCATCGAGCAGTGGTTTTAGAGACTGTTGCAGGTGTTCCAGGAATGATAGCAGGTATGCTCACTCATTTCGCTAGTCTTCGTACTCTCAAACGAGGGTACGGGACTAAAATTCATCATATGCTTGAAGAAGCAGAAAATGAAAGAAAGCATCTTATATTTGTACTGCACATAACAAAACCTACCACATTAGAAAAAGGTATAATTGTAATTGCACAGATGATGTTCTCAATGTTTTATTTAGCATTATATATGATTTCGCAGAAAACTGCACACCGTATGATCGGCTACTTTGAAGAAGAAGCCGTTGTAAGCTATACGGATTATATAAAACAAATAGACGAAGGCCATATAGAGGATGTACCAGCGCCTCGCCCAGCTATTGAATATTATGGACTACGAGAGAGTGCAACGCTACGAGATATGTTGCATTGTATTCGGGAAGATGAACGTAAACACAGCATTTTGAATCATAGGTACGCAGATAGTGAAGGCAGTATTAAGTAATCGTATTTTTATGGAAGTTACACCAGAGTTAAAGAAAAAACTCTCGGACGAACTTACTTATAAAATACCTCCACAAAACCCAAACGATCCTCCACAGATTATTAAGAATCTGCAGCGGGTGCGCGAAAATCTGGTATCTATACCAATCGGTCGTATTGACCTCATACCCGAAGATTATGAAATTATTGATAAGAGGCTACACTTTCCTGTTGATTTTCCTAATTTTGGCTTCGATTTACGGCCAAGTCAGCAAGAAGTCTACAACGCCCTTGATGACAACTGTATCATCAATGCGTGGGTAAGTTGGGGCAAGACATTTACAGGTCTTGCTATTGCAGGAAAACTTGGACAAAAAACACTTGTGGTAACCCACACAGTCCCACTACGAAATCAGTGGGCAAAGGAAGTAGAAAAAGTTTATGGAATTAAACCAGGTATTATTGGTAGTGGGCAGTTCAATACTGATTCCCCTATTGTCATTGGCAACACTCAAACTCTCTATCGCAATATCGAGAAGATTCGCAAAGAGTTCGGAACAATAATATTAGATGAAATGCACCATGTATCATCCCCCACTTTTGCTAAAATTATTGATACCAGCCATGCTCGTTATAAGATTGGACTGTCTGGTACCATTGAGCGGAAAGATGGAAAGCACGTCGTCTTCCGGGACTACTTCAGCCCGAATATTTTCAAACCACCGAAAGAAAACTTCCTTACGCCAAAAATCCATATTTACAGGTCAGAGGTACGATTTCCAGACGGGGCTAATATTCCTTGGGCTAAGCGAGTCAATGCAATCGCAAATAATGATGAATATCGACATTCAGTAGCAATGTTGGCTTCGGCATATGCAGCAAAAGGTCATAAAGTACTCGTTGTATCCGATCGAGTGCATTTTTTGAAGAGCTGCGCCGAACTAACTGGAGAAAATTCTATATGTGTTACGGGTGAGGTAGCGCATGAAGAAAGAGAGGTACTTATAAATGAAATACTACACGGCGATAAAAATATACTTTACGGAACTCAAGCAATCTTTAGTGAGGGCATATCGGTTAACACGCTTAGTTGTTTGGTTCTTGCTACCCCTATCAATAATGAACCGCTGCTTACGCAGCTCATCGGCAGGGTTGTTCGTAAACACGATAACAAAAGAGATCCGGTGATTATTGATATACACCTAAAAGGTAAAACAGCGCAAAGACAAGCATCAAATAGAATGGGATATTACATGAAACAAGGTTATTCCATTGAACAGCTCTGAAGCGTAGAAAAACAGTTCTTGACAAATAGTTCAAAATAGAGTATAATATGTTCTTATATGACTGGAAAAAGATTGTAGAAACAGCGGAGGGTTCGCCTTTAGCTGTCTACCTTATTTTTAAAATGCTTGTTATGAAGGAAATTCCTACTAACAAGTACGACAAAATCTACAAATACGTAGACCTTTCGTTTGCGGGGGAGTCCTTCCTCGTTAATCCTGAGCAGCTCGTGTTCGAGTCATATAAATACGGCTTTCGTGAGATTTCCCAGTATCTTGCGTTAGCTTCTATACGTCCGATTTCGGAGTATTATGCAACTGGTAAACTAGCTCTTGACCAAAGACTTGTAGAAGTTGAGGAAGAGCTTTATGAAGATAACAGTCTACTTCGTATTGAAGATGGTCAAATACATTTTCTGTATGAAGAAGTCCCAGCAAAGGAGAAATTACACTAATGGCACTATCATTTAACAAAGCGGCGGGTGGCGCTAAAAAATCATCTATCACTTCATATCAGTATCGTGACGGAGACAATGAAGTTCGTCTCGTAGGAGATGTACTTGCACGATACGTATACTGGCTAGAAGGCAAGAACGGCAAGCAAATTCCTTTTG